TTAACAATAGATTATATGCAAATGATATTTCAATATTATTTTGCCGACCGCAAAGAAAAAATGCAGGACTACACACCGAAAAGCCTTGCGGTAGCGGTTGCAGAGTTATCAAAAACCGAAAATGAAAAGATTTGTTTGGATTTGTGTGCGGGTAGCGGAGCATTGACAATCCAAAAATGGAACGAAAATAACGATTTAAAATTCATATGCAAAGAATATGACAATCGTGTTATTCCGTTTTTGTTGTTTAATTTGGCAATTAGAAATATTGACGCCGAAGTTATTCATTGTGATGTATTGTCAGATGAAAATTTCAAAACATACAGGACGCAAAAGGGTGATAGATTTGCAACGGTTAAAGAAGTAGATAAGAGTGAATTTAAAGCTGATTGTTGTATATCAAATCCGCCGTACAATATGAAATGGGAACAGCCGGTATTTGCACAATTACAGAATAGATTTTCACAGTGTGAAGTACCGCCGGAAAGTAATGCGAATTATGCGTTTATATTGACTGCGTTAGATGAAATTAATGGCAAGGCAAGTTTTATATTGCCGAATGGCGTGTTAAGCACTGACAATCAAAAGGAAAAGCAAATAAGACAGTATTTAGTTGAAATGAATTTCATAGAAAGTATAATTGTATGTCCTGATAAAATGTTTGAAGTTACGTCAATACCAACGTGTATTATAACATTTAACAAAAATAAAAAACATTCAACGATAGAAATGATTGACCTGCGACAGAGGTATGAAACGGAACAACGAATGCAAAACGGACAGTTTGGCGGCAAAAGTCACACTAACAGGACATACGCAAAAGAGGTCAAGATTATATCCGAAAGTCAGATACAAGATGTATTAATACAAATTGAACAGTACGGAAATATAGCGGGTTACTGCAAGGCAGTAAGCATTGAAGAAATAAAAAACAATAATTATGTATTGGTGCCAAGCCGATACATAGAGTTTGAGAATATAGAAAATGCACATAGACCGTACAACGAAATAGTTGCGGATATTAACAGAATTATAACTGAAAAAAATACTTGTAAACTAACAATAAACGAAACAATCGCCAAGTCTTTAGGATTTGACATTGAACTGTTCAAGCAGGACAACGGTACAAATAATGATTTCTCAAAATTGACAGAAAAAATATGTGGTGAAAAGATTGTAAAAAATGATTATTTCAAAACAACAAAAAATAAAAATGAAATAACATTCGCAAACAACAGCAAAGAAAATATTTCAAGTATTCTTATGATGATATTTAACACGTGGAAACAACACATATATTATCTAAACGTTGAAGAAAATAGATATTTGGCAGAGTTACGGGACGCACTGTTGCCGGAGCTGATGAGTGGCAAGATTGATGTAAGCAATATATAAACGGTAGAAAGGATAAAACTATGTTTGAAAGAATAAAAATATATCTACGAAATAGAATATACGAACGAGAACGCAAGAAGTTCATACGCAAATGGAACGAGGATAATAAAAATTGGTGCGAGTGTCGACATAAACGCAAAGCGTTTAAACGTGCAATGACAAAAAACGGTTATACGATGTAATCAAACAGAAAATGTGAAAGTGAGGTGATAAGAGTGACTGAAAAGCAAAAGTTGTTTTGTGAGGAATATTTGATTGATTTGAATGCAACGCAAGCGGCGTTAAGAGCGGGGTATTCGGAAAAGACGGCGTATTCGATTGGAAATGAGAACTTGAAGAAACCTGAAATTCAGGAATATATTCAAAAGCGGCTAAAAGAGAAAGAGGACGCTCTTATTGCCAAACAAGATGAGGTGTTAAAGACGTTAACCGCCGTTATGCGACGTGAGAAGTTAGAAACTGTTGTAGTGACGTGCAAAGCACGTAAATCACACTATGACGACAAGGGCAAGAAAGTCACTGACGAGGCGGAGCTACCGATATGTGTTGAAATACCGACAAAGGTGTCTGACGTAAACAAAGCGGCGGAAATGCTGGGTAAATATTATGCGTTATTCACCGAAAAATTAAACGTTGACGGTGATATGGACTACAGCATTAAAATTGATTACGGTGGTGAGGACGAATGAACAAAATAACAGTACCGTTCAATCCGATATTCAAGCCTGTACATCAATGTAAAAAGCGTTATGTTGTAATGAAAGGCAGTGCCGGAAGCGGTAAGAGTGTTGATACTGCACAACTGTACATATTGCGTTTAATGCGTGACAAGGGACGTAATCTTGTATGTGTGCGAAAGTCTGATATAACAAACCGTGACAGTACGTTTGCGGAGCTTGAAAGTGCCATAAACCGTATGGGCGTTGGCAGAGCGTGGAGAGTTACGCAAAGTCCGTTGTCGTTCACCTGTATAAACGGCAACAAGATTATATTTCGTGGTGTAAACGACAACAAGCAACGTGAAAAGTTGAAATCAATCACATTTGCGAACGGAAAATTAACGGACGTATGGATTGAAGAGGCTACGGAGCTTGTGCAACAGGATTTTGAAATTATAGATGACCGTTTGAGAGGTGAACTTCCCGACGGTCTTTTTTATCAGATAAAATTGACATTTAACCCTGTATCGTCAAGTCACTGGATAAAGAAAGTGTTTTTTGATATACAGGACGATAACGTCTTAACGCATCAAAGCACATATTTAACAAACCGATTTTGTGATGAGGCGTATCGACAACGTATGTTACGACGTAAAGAGGTTGACCCTGAGGGCTACAGGATTTACGGCTTGGGCGAATGGGGCGAAACAGGCGGATTGATATTCTCAAATTATCGCATTGAGGAATTTGAAACAGATATGAGCCGTTTTGACGCTATGGCGATAGGACAGGACTTCGGCTTTAATCACGCAAACGCCATATTAACGTTAGGTTATAAGGACGGTGATATTTACGTTTGTAATGAACTGTATGTACACGAAATGGACACAACAGAGATTATCCAAAAAGCTGACGGGAAGTTCAGCAAAAGTCTTGCAATGTGGTGCGACAGTGCAGAGCCGGACCGTATAAAAATGTGGCGAAAGGCAGGCTATCGCGCAAGGGCAGTTGTTAAAAATCCGAACAGCATACAATCGCAGATTGACTGGTTAAAAGGCAGAAAGATACATATTCATCCGTCTTGCGTGAATGTAATCAAAGAGATACAGCAATGGCGTTGGCGAGTGGACGAGAAGTCGGGCGAGTATACAGACGAACCTGTCAACGTTTTTGACGACGCAATGGCGGCGTTGAGGTACGGCGTTGAGAGTTGGCGCAAGGATAAGAAAGCTAAAATCTATTCAAGAGAGGAGTACGGAATATGATAATTGATGAAGATATAGTTGCGGGCGGTGTGACACCGTTCATCATAACAAAATTGATTGAACGGCACGAACGAGAGCGACAGAGATACCGATTGTTACACGATTACTATATGGGCGACCACCGTATTTTAAATCGCAGAAAAAGGGGCAAAAACGTGGCAAACAACCGTATAATGTGTAATCACGCAAAGTACATAACGGATATGACGCAAAGTTATTTGGTTGGCAATCCTGTAACATATGCAGTGTCGGACGATTACGACATTGAGGCAATCAAAAACGCATATTTGGAACAGGACATTCCGAGTGTGGACAGCGAGATTGTGAAAAATATGAGTATTTACGGCAGGGCGTACGAGTTGATATATGCGGACGAAAACAGCAAGCCGAGAAGTGTACGATTGGATCCGGAGCATACATTTGTATGTTACTCACAGTCGGCATTTGAAAAGCCGTTGTTTGCGGTGTATTACTACAAGAAATACGACCTTGACGGCTACTGCACAGGCAGTATTTGTCGTGTGTATGACGAATCGTTTATATATACATACACAGGTCTTGACAGCTATACGGCATTGTCATTGCAAAATGTTGAACCACATTACTTTTTCGATGTGCCGATTATTGAATACAGAAATAATACGGAAATGCAGGGCGATTTTGAACAGTTGATAACACAGATTGACGCATACAATGTGTTGATGTCAGATAGAATTAATGACAAAGAGCAATTTGTTAATTCGCTGTTGTTTTTGTGTAACTGCGACCTTGACACCGAACAGGCAAAAAAATTATTGGTAGAACGTATCTTAATGGGTGACGGTGACGCAAAGGCGGAGTATCTGTCAAAGGTGCTGAACGAGGCTGATACAAAGGTGTTGCGTGACGACATCAAGGACGATATACACCGTTTGTCACACGTTCCCGACCTGTCGGACGAAAGTTTCGGCAACAACTTGTCGGGTGTGGCGATAAAGTACAAGCTGTTGGGATTTG